TGTGACGAATATACCGACTAGACCCGCCCCGGAGGAATTATGAAAAAGTTTGAGAAGGAAACACAGGAAAATATCAAGAATCTGGTTCAGATTAGAGATGATGCGGCTACACCCCCGGCTGTCCGTGTGCAGGCAATCCAGGCTCTTCAACGCATTCTGGACAATATGGGTGCATCTGTATCAGACACTCAACCATCAGCAACGGATATTATGTCTAAGATAAGGAGTAATAAGAAGTGAAAGGTATAGCTTACTTAAGTAGAAAACTTGAGATTAAGAGAAACCGTGGACTGTTGCGCTATAAGTATTATGAGCAGAAGCAGACTGCCAAGGATCTGGGTATCTCTACTCCGCAAGGTCTTGAATGGTTCGCTGCTGTAAATGGTTGGTGTACCAAAGCGGTAGATAATCTTGCAGATCGTCTTCAATTTGATAAGTTCGATAATGACCAGTTCGGCTTTACCGAGATGTTTCAGCAAAATAATGAGGACATCTTGTACGATGATGCCATTCTTTCATCTCTTATTACTTCTTGTTCATTCATATATATAACCCGTGGTGGTATCAATGAAGCAGATGATACCAAGAAGATGAGATTCCAGGTAATCGATGGAACTAATGCGACCGGTGAGATTGATGACTTTACCAAGTTGTTGACTGAGGGTTACGCAGTTCTGGAAAGAGATAAGAACGGATCTGTTATTACTTATGCTTATTTCCTGCCCGGAAGAACAGAAGTTTATACCAAAGGTCAAGATAAGCCTATTGCGGTTGAGAAATTTAACTCCAGATATTGTGCGTTGGTCCCGATCATATACAGGCCTGATGCCAAGAGGCCTTTTGGTCACTCAAGGATCTCCAGAGCTTGTATGGATTATGCCAAGTCGGCTATGAGGACAATAAAGCGAAGCGAGATTGCGGCCGAGTTTTATTCTTTTCCCCAAAAATACGCTACTGGTCTTTCTAATGATGCAGAGCTGCTTGATAGCTGGCAAGCAACTATGTCGGCAATGCTTACGTTCACCAAAGATGATGAGGGTGATAAGCCTACTCTGGGACAATTCCAGATGGCATCATTTACCCCTCATCTTGAGCAATTAAAGGCGACAGCCTCAATGTTTGCTGGTGAAACCGGATTAACTCTTGACGATCTGGGTTTTGTTACATCTAATCCATCAAGTGCAGATGCCATTAAGGCTGCCCATGAGGGTTTAAGGCTTACATGTGAAAAGGCGCAGAGATGTTTTGCGGTCGGATTCAAGAATGTCGGCTATATTGGTGCTTGCATGCGTGATAACGTGGATTACCAGAGAGAAGAACTTTTTGAGACAAAAGTGATTTGGAAGCCCACGTTCTCAATTGATGCGTCAATGCTGGGAATACTCGGTGATTCTATGCTAAAGCTCTCACAAATAGCACCCAATTTTATTACAGAAGAAACACTCCGCAGACTTACAGGTCTTGAATGAGGTGATTAGATGGCTTTGACATTTGAGGACATCCGTCAGGAGTTCCAAGATAGCGTAAATGCGGACAAGCGTTGTCAAGAGCTTTACAGAAAGATCAGGTCAGGAGATGCGAGTTATAAGACAGCATCTCAGCTTGCAGTCAGGGTAGGCGAAAACCTTGGCAAAGTGCTCAAGAAGTACGCACCGCAGACATCTGTATATGAATGGGACCTCAATGACTTGCTTCCAAAGAGCTTAGGATTGGATCACAGAATCGTCGCAACCGCTTGTGAGCAGATACAAGAGAGAATGAATAAGGATGCTGGCCTTGGAATTAAACCGAAGGCTCCTAAGTTCGATTATGACCGAGTAAATGGTCTGATAAAGGAATTAGAAGACCACGCAGATAATTTTGAGGACATTGAAACGGCATTCTACGATCAGCTATGCAACTTCAGTCAGAGTGTCGTAGACGAATCAATACGTACAAATATGCAGATGATGGCACGAGCTGGTATAAAAACCCAGGTCGTTAGGCAGGCGGAGTTTAAGGCTTGTGAATGGTGCAGAGCTGTAGCTGGAACTTATGACTATGCAGAAGTCAAAGACACTGGTAATGATGTGTGGCGTAGGCATGAGAATTGTCGCTGCACTATTACTTATGTGACTGAATATAATTCGAGCTTCTACAAAGAAGATGTAAACAATTTTAAGACGTGAGGTGAAGATCATGCAAACACATTCACGAGATAAACCTAAGGAGGATACAGTAAAGAATGAGTAGTAGGATCGGTAACCCGATTCCTACTACAAGTGTAATTTTGCCATATGAGAAGTCATATGGAGATGAAGCAACTCAGTTATATAACCTCAGTAGCAGCGTCTGTCTTGAATGGCAGACGTTAATGTTGTCTGACATTATGGCGGTCAACGAAGATGGCCTATGGAGTCATACCAAATTTGGCTATGCAGTATCCCGCCGTAATGGTAAAACGGAAATTCTTACCGCACGTGAGATATGGGGTCTGTTTAACGGTGAACATATACTTCACACAGCCCATTTAACCGACACCTGTCATACTGCCTGGGAGCGTGTGAAGTCCCGTCTGGAGAGTATAGGTGTCAAGATCAAGACCTTTAAGGGTTATGGTCGTGAACGCATTGAAATGCCAGAAACCGGGGGTCTTATAGACTTTCGTACAAGGACAAGTTCTGGTGCTTTGGGCCAAGGTTATGACCTTTTAGTAATAGATGAGGCTCAAGAGTATACAACACAGCAGCAGACAGCACTCAACTATGTAGTATCCAGTTCTAAGAACCCACAGACCATTATGTGCGGAACACCACCTACGGAAGTAAGCTCCGGTACAGTGTTCCGTGACTTCCGTGACAAGGTGCTGCAAGGTGAGACTATCAATGCAGGTTGGGCAGAATGGTCAGTAGATCATAAGACAGATGTTCACGATAAAGAGGCTTGGTATCTTACCAATCCGTCACTTGGAATTATCTTCACAGAAAGAATTATCCAGGATGAAATCAATGGTAATGATCTCGACTTCAATATTCAAAGACTTGGCCTCTGGATCAGGTATAACCAACAGTCTGCTATATCTGCACCGGACTGGGATGCTCTCAAAGTTGAGACCTTGCCCAAGTTTACTTCACCGCTATTTGCCGGTGTTAAGTATGGGCGAGATGGTGTGAATGTCTGCTTATCAATAGCCATCAAGACAGATGATGGAAAGATCTTTGTCGAAGGTATTGATTGCAGAGATCAGCGAGAGGGTAATGACTGGATAATCAACTTCTTAATAAAGTGCAATGTAAAAGCGGTCTTGGTAGACGGTGCTTCCGGGCTTGAAACATTCCATAGTGATTGTAAAAAGCAAAAGCTCAAGAACGTAAACAGTGCCACTGTTAAAGAGGTTGTTCAATCATCTTCAGACTTCGAAACTGCCATAGCTAATCAAACGCTCTGCCATATGGGTCAGCCGGCCCTGAGACAGAGCGTTACTAATTGCAAACACAGAGCAATAGGTAGCGGTGGCGGATATGGATATCAGACTCTGGATGACGATATCGAAGTCGCTCTCATAGAGTCTGCTGTTTTGGCAACTCACGCATGCTCGAACTTCAAAGAAGTTAAAAAGCAACGCGTCGGTTACTAATAAATTTTACGTTACCGAACGGGAAATCGGGGGTTAAAACATGGAAACATGGAAAGACATTGAAGGATATGAGGGTCTTTACCAAGTATCCGACAGAGGACGTGTTAGATCACTTCCAAGAAAAGATGCATTAGGGCGTTCTTATAAAGGGAGATTGCGTAAAACATCCCCCAATAGTTACGGTTACCCTACACTTATGCTTTGCCGAGATGGTATCCAAGCACCTTTTATGGTTCACAGACTCGTAGCAACTGCATTTATCCCAAATCCTGAGAATAAGCCTCAAGTCAATCACAAGAATGGGATTAAGACAGATAACAGAGTCGAGAACCTTGAGTGGGTAACAAATTTGGAAAACCAAGTGCATGCTTGGAAAACAGGATTACACGTTATTACCGATGATTTCCGCAAGAAGATGAGTGAGATTAACAAAGGGGAATCAAACCCTAGATATGGGAAACATCCGTATAGTTATGGAACCCATCTTTCTGAAGAAATCCGCAACAAAATATCTGAATCTCTTAAAGGCAGACATCTATCCGAAGAAACTCGAAAAAAGATGTCTGAAGCTAAAAAAGGGTGCAGAAATATACCAGTACCTCAGGGGTAAATGAGGGGAAAGGACAAAACCATGTCAGAAACAGTAAATCAGGAAAACGGCTTTACGCCCATCACAGATCAGGAGACTTTAAACAACATCATCAAGGACCGCCTGAAGCGCGAACGTGAGACCACTGAAAAACGCTTTGAAGGTTGGGTATCACCCGACGATCACCAGAAAGCGATTAATGAAGCTAACAAGGCATTTGATGATTACAAAAAAGCTCACGAGGGTGACGAGCAAACAATAGCAGACCTTACGGCAAAGAATAAGGCCTATGAAACGGCTTCACTCAAGTCTCGGATTGCTCACGAGGTCGGTCTTGATTACGCATGGATCAGCAGAATCAACGGAGAAGATGAACAGTCAATCCGTGCAGATGCTGAATCCATAAAGAAGTTGGTAGGTTCAGGAACACCCCTGATGCCAACTAAATCCACAGAGTCTGGTGGGGACTATGACGAAAGCACAGCAGCTTTAAAGACTGTCCTCAACGGCATAAAACCAAACTAATTTTTATAGGAGGATGCTTTTATGGCATTTACATCAGCAAATTTCCCTTCCAATCTTGTTAAGGAAGTATTCGTCGCAGCAAAGGGCCACAGCTCTCTTGCAAAGCTCGCAAAGCAGGAGCCTCTTAGCTTCTCTGGCACAGACATCATGGTCTTCTCTTTTGATGGTGAAGTTAACCTTGTCGCAGAGGGTGCTGCAAAGGCTGCTCACACAAACGGTAAGGACTTCGTTAAGATGGTGCCTCTCAAGGTAGAGTATGGTGCACGTGTAACAGATGAGTTCCTTAAGGCTTCTGAAGAGAAGCAGCTTGACATTATGAGAGGTTTCACAGACGGTTTCGGTAAGAAGATCGCTCGTGGTCTCGACATCATGGCAATGCACGGAACAAACCCTGCAACCGGTACTGCTTCTGCTCTTATCGGTACTAACTCCCTTGATACAAACACAGGCGTAACCGCTGTTACTTATGTTCCTGCTACACCTGACCCTGAGGGCAACATTGCGACTGGTATCGCAGCTCTCGGTGATAACGATTTCAACGGTCTTGTTATTGATAAGACTTTCGCAAGCGAACTCGCAAAGATCAAGGTTAACGGTGTTCCTCAGTATCCTGAGCTTCAGTGGGGTGGAAACCCTGAGAGAATTAAGGGCGTTGCTTCTGACATCAACAGCACAGTTTCTGCTGCTACTGGTAAGCACGGCTATATGGGTGACTTCGAGAACTACTTCAGATGGGGTTATGCAGACATCATCAATTTTGAAGTAATCGAATTCGGTGATCCTGATGGTCAGGGTGACCTCAAGAGATACAACCAGGTTTACCTTAGAGCAGAGGCTTGGTACGGCTGGGCTATCCTTGATGGTGCTGCTTTCGCAAGAATCGAGGAGTAATCCATGAAATACCGCAACATTAAGACAGGACAGATCATTGAGGTTCCTTCTGAATTGCGCGGTGCTAATTGGGAATTGATCGGTGGTAAGCCCGTAACGGAAACTGCCACCGTTTCTACTCAAGATGACCAACCGGTTAAGAAGACCAGAAGGAAGTCAAATAAGAATCAAGAGGGCTAAAGAATGAACTATGCAACAGTTACAGACATTACAAGACTGAAGCGTTCACTTACCTTAGATGAACAGAGTCGTGCGGCCGCTCTCATACCTGAAATCAGCGATGCTATAAGATATGAGGCTCAAAAGGTCGGTAAGAACTTTGATGAAATGGTATTTGCCTCTGAATTGGGGTCCCAGTGGGATCTGCTCAATGGTGATGGTGATACTACAGAGTTCACACTTACTGATACGCCTGTCAAAAACATTGTAGTAATGATAGGTAATGAAGTATGCACAGCCTATACCATCAATGGTGAAGAAATCACATTCGATGAAGCACCTGCAGATGGAACGGAGATTCTGGTATCTTACCAGTACCGTATACTTCTCCATAGGGCAAAGGCAGTAACTGTTGATGTAGTTATGAGAGAATTGAATACTCCGGGCACACAACTGCCTGCAACATCATACAGTGAGACTGCCGGAAGTATCTCTCAGTCTTTTTCACTTCCCAACTCAAGCGGTTCAGTCAAACTTTGGCCATCTGACTTGAAAGCACTGGGTTTAAAGCGTCAACAGTTAGGTGCAATAGATCTAAGAACAAACTTACAAAGGGGGTACTAATATGCTCCCTTCTTTTTGCAAAGATACTGTAAAACGCATCAGGCCCGGAACAAAGGATGCCAGAGGTTCAACGATTCCAGACTGGAGTACCGCTACAACCAAAGAAATAAAAGGATGCTCTATGCAACCGGCAGGTACATCTCTGTCACAAGATGGCAGAGTCCTTGCAATATCTGATACATATACGCTTTTTGCACCACCGGATGCAGACATCAGGGCTGGTGACCATATTTTATATCACCATCCGATATGCGGAGACCAGGAGTACGAGATTGATGGGGATGTTCCTTTTCAGCCTAGTGCAACTGGCAGACTTGACCATTTGAGAATCCCTTTGAAGAGGTATCAAGGATGAAAAAACCCAAGATCGTGTTTAATTCTCCGGGCTTTAAGGCTCTTTTAAACACAGACAGTATGCACCAAGTGGTTGAAGAGGTTGCTAATCACATAGCAGATAAGGCAAACAGTAACTATGGTGGTGATGGGTACAAAGTTACCACGCAAGTAGGTGGCTATGGTGGTGGTCGTTGGATCGGGTTTGTTACAGCAACAGATGAGGATTCACTAAAGGCAGAGTCGGAAGATTCTGCTCTAACGAGGGCATTGTAATGGATATTAACAAAATAGTTGATATTGAAAATGAGATCCGTCTTGCTTTGACGGACTATTTTGAAACTTATTGCCGACCGCTGCCGGAAAAGTATGGTTTGCCTAATGTGTTGGTAGAACAAACCGGAGGAACTACTTCAAATACCATTGATTCATTTCAGGTCAAGTTATCGGTAAGAGCCAAAACGGATGAAGAAGCTCTTGATACCGCACGAAAGGTTGTAGGAGTGCTGGAGTATCAGGCAGCACATCAGTTTGGGGCTTTACGACATGTATCCGTAAACAGTTTGGCGAGCTGGGGAAATGATCCGGCACGGCCTGACTTAAAACTTTGCACGGTGACAGCCATAGTTACTGCTCATCGTGAAACATATGAAATTTCTACTAGGAGGAAAAACTAATTATGGCTAGCAATAATGTTAACCTTGGTATCGGCATGGCAACAGGTATGTTTTACACAGCACCTGCCGGCACCGCACTTCCTGAAACTCCGTCAGCTACTATTCCCGCCACTTGGACAAATGCCGGTGCTATTACAGCGGATGGTATCACATGGAACACGGGAAAAGACTCGGAACCGCTTAGGAACTGGGCAAAGGAGACAGAAAGACTCGTTGGATCAGAGGAAGGCGGTTCTGTAACTGCACCGATGATGTATACAACAGAGACTACTCTCAAGACTATTTTCGGAGCAGATAATGTAACAGTCGCAGAGGCTACACAGACAACGGGTAACGTAGTTTCCGTTACAGTAGCACCTGGTGTATCTGCATCACCTATGGCATTCCTTTTCATCATGAAGGATGGCGATGATATGCTTATGCTCGGAACTGAGAAGGGTATCGTCCGTGAGGTCGGTGATATCACATTTGCTCCTACTGAGGGCATCACTTGGGAAGCTACAATCGAGGCTGCTGCTTGGACATTCGCAAAGGATGACGGCCAGCTTGCATAATTTAAGGAGAATTGAACCATGCCTAAATACTCACTTACTAAAAAGAACAGATCATATTTAACTATTGAAATCGATGGAAAGACATACAACATTCCGCTTGCTACTACCTTGAAACTCAAAGAAGTACGCAAGTTCTTGAAGCTCGGTAAGAAGACCGAGGAGGAACAGATGGACTTCCTGATCGATTTCTTTGGTAATTACCTGGGTGAGGAAGTCATTGATGAAATGACTATCCCGGATATCCAGGAACTCTTTACTCTCTGGGGTAAAGCAAACGAAGAAGCAGGAGGTCCCTCATTGGGGGAATCCTCAGCCTCACGAGATTCGTAAATGAACACAGTGAGGCTATTGATTACGACCTTCTGACTCGAACTTCTTATTCAATCGATGATGTGGGGGGAACTCTTTCTTGGGGTTCCCTCCATTCTTTTATCAAGAATCTTGATACAGACAGTGCTCTGGCTAGGGATCTTGGTAAGAGTACAGGGTGGGAAAACACCTTAACGACCAATCAGATTTTGGCAGACATATTTGACCTGCTTCAGGTCATAGCCATCCTGATCAGTCATAAACGAAAGAGAATAACACCTTATCCGAGACCGGGTAAGGATAAGAATAACCGGAAGATCGGAAAAGGGGCAATGCCTCTTAACGATCTGAAGGAATGGTTCGAAAGAAAGCGAGAGAAACATGGCAAACGGTGAGCACATTGAAATTGCGAAAGCCTATATATCCGTAATTCCTTCGCTTGAGGGTGCTCAAGGTACTATTACCAAAGAGCTGACCGGTGCGACTGTAGAAGCCAGTGATAAGGCTGGTAAGGAAAGCGGTACAAAGTTCGGAGAATCCTTTTCAAAGAATTTGAAGAAGGCTGGTGTGGCTATCGGAGCTGCTTTAGCAGGTGCCGGTGCTGCAGCCGTTACCGCAGGCAAGTCCTTTGTCAAGGCAGCTAACGATGTCAGCTCTATGGGTGACTCCATTGGTGACAATGCAGCCAAGCTGGGAATTTCCACGAGGGCATACCAGGAGTGGGATTTCGTATTAAAGCGAGCCGGATCTTCAATAGATGCAATGAAGACATCCATGAAGACCTTGCAGAATGCCGCTGCCAGTGAGAATGCTGCTTTTACAGAACTTGGCATAACTCAAAAGGAACTTCAAGAACTTAGCCCGGAAGAGTTGTTCAATAGAACTGTAACTGCCCTTCAGGGAGTTGAAAATACAACACAGCGTACTGCATTAGCATCAAAGCTGCTCGGTAAGGGAGCTGTTGAACTTGGTGGTATCTTTGATATGACCGCAGCAGAAACCGAAGAAGCCAAGCAGAAGATGTACGAACTTGGTGCCTATATGGATGAAGATGCCATAGCTGCATCTGACAACTACCAGGACACCATGACAGATTTGCAGGACTCAATAACTGGAGTAAAGAACAGAGTAATTACTGACTTCTTGCCCGGAATGACTTCCGTAATGGCGGGAATGTCAAAGGTCTTCTCCGGAAATGGTGGAGTAGAAGAGATTCAGAGCGGTCTTCAGGCTGTCATCAGTAAGATCACCACTCTGGCACCTCAATTTTTGCCAGTGGCTCAAACCATAATCACATCTCTGATTACAGGTTTCGGGCCAATGATCCCGGATCTGACAGCGGCAATATTTTCTGTAATCATTACCGCTATCACTACGATAACCTCTATGATCCCTTCTATGATGCCTTCGATAATAGCGGGTATTCAGGGTATTATTCAGGCTACGATTTCGGCACTGCCAGTCATTATAAGCGGTCTTACACAACTGATAATGGCCCTAGTTCAGTGGCTTTCATCAGATGGGGTAGTCCAGGATCTGGTCAATGGCATCGTGCAGATGGTGACACAGCTTGTCAACTCATTCGCTATGATATTGCCGATATTGTTACCAGCTATTATCACCATAATCTCCGAGATCTGTAAGGCGCTTACACAGCCGGACAACGTGAAGATGCTGCTTGATGCGGTTCTTACTCTGGTAGGGGCCATCTTTGTAGCCCTTGTCAATATGGTGCCAGAATTCATCGATCTGGTGGTCGGTGTAATCTCAAATCTCGGTAATCTGGTAGGCGATTTCTTATCTTGGATCGTACCTATAGTAGCCAACGGCATCAGCAAGGTAGTTGATACAGTCAAGTCCTGGGGAACGGCTATTAAGACATTTATTAGCAATCTCATAACAGGCATAAGAGATGGCATAAGCAACTGGATAAACAACCTCAAGACCAGTTTTACCAATGGTTTTAACTACATAAAGGACAAGATATCCAGCATCTTGGGCAATATCGGTGATTTTATAAAGTCTGTCATCGATAAGCTCAAAGAATTGCCAACAAAAGCCGTAAATATCGGCAAGGATCTCATATCCGGCTTGATAAACGGTATCAAAAAGATGGCAAGCAAGGCCGTAGATTCCGTCAAGGATGTTGGTAAGAGCCTTGTAAACGGCATCAAGGGTGTACTGAAGATCGGATCTCCTTCAAAGGTATTCGAGCAAATTGGTGTCTGGAGCGCACAAGGTTTAGGCATCGGTTTTGAAGACGAAATGGCAACTGTCCAAGACAGTTTGGCTATGGATATGAACGGCTTAACCACTTCACTGGCTGCCAACGTATCTGCTTACGCACCTGATGACTATGGTGCAGGTGATACCTATAACGGCGGAGCAGTTACGATCAATGTCTACGGAGCTGAGGGTCAGAACGTAGATGATCTTGCAAAGGCAATAGCGATCAAGTTCCAAGATATGTTCGCAAGAAAGGAAGCTGCTTATGCCTAAACTTTTTAATGATGGTACTAACAGGCAAGGCTTGATAGTATACGGCGGTGAGTCCTCTAGCAACTATGGCATGGTGGTTGCAGAGGCTCCTGCTTATGAAAGACCTAAACGAAAAGAGACCATATTTACCGTGCCCGGAAGAAACGGAACAATCTTATTCCAAGAAGATGCTTGGGAAGATGTAACGAGATCCTACAAAGTATGGCTCGCAGAGGAACAGAATGATTCCCTTGTTGAAAAGGTCGATGCTTTAGAGGCTTGGCTCAATTCTCAAAACGGATACACAAGGCTTGAAGATAACTTTGAGCCAGATGTATACCGCTTGGCTTACTATTCCGGTGGTGATGAGTTTAGCAACAATATGACCCAGTATGGTGAGGCTAAACTTAACTTCACTTGTAGACCGGAAAGGTTTTTGAAGAGCGGTGAAACAGCCATTGCTGTAACTGACGGATCTGCCTTAACAAATCCAACGAAGTATGCCAGCAAGCCTCTTATACACATAGAGGCAGACAATGAAACTGTTTCAATCACCATCAATGGTAAGACCATTACTGCGGAAGTCACTGATTATCTCAATATCGATTGTGATCGAATGGATGCCTACAGACTAGAGGCAGAAAACAGAAATAACAAGATCTCCGGGGCATTCCTTACGATACCTCCCGGAGAGAACGTGATAACAGTTACTGGAACGGCTTCGTTGATAACTATAACCCCAAATTTCTTCACCATCTAAAGGAGTTCTTATGATTCCTATACTCTATCAGACGATTACAGAAGGCATCGTGCCTACACATTACGGAATAGGTGTACTAACCGACTGTCTATCGTGTGAGGTAGAAGAGGTTCGTAACGGCCTATATGAGTTGAAATTGGTCTATGCGATACAAGGTATCCATGCGGCAGATATTCAGCTTGGCCGTTATATCAAGGCAAAGCCTAACTTCACGGATGATCCCCAGATTTTCCAAATCTATAAGATAGGCAAGGCTATGAACGGCCGCTTCGAGGTCAATGCACAACACGAATCATATGCATTGAGCGGTAAAGTTATCTCAAGCGGTACGGCTAACAATGTCGTAACGGCTTGTGCATTACTTCAGGCACAGGCTGGTGGTTTTACCATTGATACGACCAAAAGAACAGTTGCAAATTTCAGCATAACAGAGCCATCATCCGTAAGGTCTTGGTTCGCAGGCAAGCAAGGCAGCTTGCTCGATGTCTATGGTGGTGGTGAGTGGAAGTATGATAACTTCCATTGCCGCCTCATGCAAAACAGGGGAGCAGATAGAGGGGTCCAGATCAGGTATGGGAAGAATTTAACCGACCTGAATCAGGATCTTGACTGTTCCAATCTCTACACGCATGTTGTTTCATATTGGAAAAACGACACAACTGTTGTTATGGGTACACAGGTGGCAACCGGATTGTCACTTGATAATGCAAAGGC